AGCAATACCCTTGGCCTGAATGGCTGCGTCCAGGACCGCGTTACCAATGGCGATACGATGGGCCTGAGACGAGACGTTAGGGTCCGAACAAGGGACCACGGCCACGGACTTGGGGTCATAATCCTCACGATAGACCATGCCTGAGTCCTTGCCCTCCGGCAGATTGACCTCGAACGGGTATCCTTCCTCGTCCTCCATGAACTCATAGTTGAGAGAGGCGATGATCTTGAGTTCATTTCCCTGAGCACGATGGAAACGCTTGAAGATCGAGGCATACATCTTGCCCGCAGCCTCAAGAAGGGCCATGGTCGTGCCCACGGGACCGTAATTGGTGGACCCTTGCAGGATAGCATCCGTGGAATTGGCAAATTCGGACCCACGATTGTCCAGATATTGCAGAAGGACCTGCACAACCTGACTGGGTTCCTTGAAATTGTGGGGAAGAAGCACATCCCTGATGGATTTATCGGGCGGAACCTCGACATCCCGGTATTCGCCCATCTGAAACTCTTGCGTAGCCCCCGTAATCCGGGGACCTTTCATCTTGAACCCACCCTGGAGGTTGGCAAACGTCCCGGAATCCACGAGAGAACGCAAAAGAGCCGTCATCACCATCTGGATGTTGCCAAGAATGTGAATCAGACCGAACGAATAGAAGCCAAACGCAGGAATATAGCCGTATTGTGTGAAATGCTTCAGCCTTGCTTTGTTGAGTTCGTCACGCTCAGACCAATTCCTGCGAATAGAGAGGACAAGACCGCTTTCCGAATCGACCGTAATGACATACGGCAGGGGTCTGCCGAAAATATCCTTCAGTTCCGGCTTGTCCTTGAAGTTGTAGTAGCAAAAATGCTCGTAGACGAGGTATCCCGTGCCCGTCTGACCCCCTTGAACACCGATGATCTTGTTAAATTCGGTAGTAAATTCAGTGGGTTCAATCTCATAGGGCTGCAAAGACCCGGCTGACATCGAGGTCGAGGACGAACCAGCCGTGTAATTACCGTCCAGAAGGTCCGGTTCAGGGGGTGTTTCGTATTTCTTGTAGAACCCGGTGTCCATACGGTTCTGGACAATGCGTTCCGAGAGCGGCTGGATGTGGGTGTACCGCTCCGATGACTCCAGATCGGAGGCCGTGTTGCTTACAACGAACAGATCGGCAGGCACGAACTGCGACACAGGCCGGTTCTTGTCAGGGTCGAACCACGTTTTCTTGAACGCATCCCCGAACAGGGCCGCATACAGGTAAGCCTTCTCGGAATCCGTGTAGAACTCCGTCATCCTTTCCGTCAACTGGTAGTTAAGATGCTGCTTGACCCGCCCCGCCCTGTCAATCTTCTCGGGGGTTTTCTTGCCGATGATGCGGGTATCGGCAGGACCGTTGGCCGGAAGCAGTTCAGTGGACGCCTTGGACTGGAACTTGACAGCCGTCTCAAGGATAAGGGGGTGGGTTGCATGGCAGGAGTTAGCCACGATGGCACCCGAGTCATCGGAGAGGTTAAGCCCGAGGAGCTTCAAGCCCGTGATGCAGTTGGTCATCCACACTTCACGGCTATCGAGGTCCTCCTTGACAGCATCGAGGACCTTACGCCCAAGACCTTTAAGTTCATCTTCCGTGAACAGATAGGTCAGGTCCTCGTAGAACGCCCCTACCCCATAGGGATTGCCTACAGGACCTTCGTCCTCGATGTCCTCCGTCTCCATGGACAGTTCCCCGTCCTCGAACTCCAGTTCAAAGTCTTCGGTATCCGGGGAGGTCGGAGTTACAGGATCGGAGTAGGCTGGGGATTTCTGGAAGGTGTTGATGGGCATCTTGGCTCAATGTTTAGGGCCAAGACCTTCCTTTCCGCTAGTTGTTACCAGTTCCAGTTACCCCGGCAAATAACTCCTGGATGCTCTCAGCGGTCCCCAGAGAGCCGTCAGGGTTGAAGTGAAGGTTCTCCCCACTCCCCGGCTCCCTGAGCCTCACACGCCCTCCTGGAAGGTCTGAGAGGATATATCCGTGACCCCTTAATGTATCCCTTAGTTCATCTGCCCTCTCGTAATCCCGATCCTGTTTCAGTTTCCGGTAAGTCTCTACGAACAAATATGGACGATAAGTCGTATTCATGTGATTACTCCATAATGATGGTTTCAAATTCATAGCAAATTACATAGCGCAACCCGGACTCGAAGGCAAGTCGAGGGGATAAATGTGTTGCATAAATAACACAACTCAAATAATTCGTCATTCAAAGGCGCAATTTCATTGCTTTCCGAGAAGAAATATTGAAACTTTTGGTATTTCTAGGAGAAAGTGAACAGTGTTCACTAGGATAAATCTTAATAAAATCAAGGGCTTAGGTAGATAGATGGTTGTCGAGAAAAAAATACTTGCACAAAGGTCAAAAATGAAGTTATCCCTCCCTTTAGGGATTGATGATGCAGGGTTGTTACATGAATGTGACTGGACTGCGCAACCGTTGCCAGCAAGTAATCATGTGAGTGGTTACATCAAACAAACTGGTTCGCCCCTAGCCCTCCGCCCTATCCCCCCTCCGTTTTGATATATAAACTATCTATCCTCTCTAACGACTGACCAAGACATCCGGTCTTGGCTCCGTCCTCGATACCTCGTCTATCTAACTACTCCAACTAACCGATAGGCCTTGGGTCCATTCACAGGACTAATCCAAAGAATAGTCCAAAGAATAATCATAGGGGAAGACCGGGGCGTCACAATTCTGACACAATTAATATGGGTCTTATAACTAGTTCACCCTTACGTAAAGGTAAGACTTAGGCCGCTACCAAGCCCCAATAAGACCTACGGCCATGGTTGGTGGCATGGTGGTCTGGTTGGTCAAAGGCTTCATTCTCAGTCTCATCCTTCCACTTGTTCGAGGTAATCTCGAATGTGTCTCTTAAATACAACAGTGCATAGACAGCAGCATCCGTCAAGTCGTCATGGCTTACGTTAGGGAAGCATAGCATCTCCTCAAGGAGAGCATTGGAGAATCCGAACTTGGGCAGATGGATTCTGCCTTGCACAAGGAACGGTGTAACCATGTGTGCCCTTGTGATCTTGTCCTGCGTCGGGGTGTAGCCGTGGCAAGGCCAGCCCCTTCTCAGGAGTTCCTGGATGATACTGGTTCCTGACGCCTTGTTCTCAACCACGAAAATATCCGGGTCATAGGCTTCCCTGAACTCCTCGATCTTGTCGAACAGGTCCACATAAGACCACCTGCCCTTCAGGGCGTGGAGAAGGATAAGATGGTTGACCTTTATCTCACGGCCCGTATTGGGTCCGAACTTGACCGTCTCCTGCCTCTCAAAGACACCCCATATCGTGAAGGCCGAGAAGTCCGCACTCTCCCTTGTCGAGAACGCCGGGTCGATGGAGCAGATAACGAACTTCAAATCAGGCGGATCGGGAAGGGGCCAGACCTTGAACATGTTCCTCTTGAAAATGTTCCCCTCCTCAATGGTTGGGGTTTGCATATAGAGAGCACTCCACTCCATTGGGTTGGATAGCTCCGCTGCACGTTTGGTGTCAAGAAGAAGATCGAGGGGCTTTGTCTCAGGCCAATAGGACTGCCCTTCCTCCAGCCCAAGCAATTCCGCCGTCTCCTTGTCCAGAATGGCCGGTATCTTGATAACCTTCCAAGGGGTGTTCGATCCCTCGATAGGCTTCTCAATAGTGCCATCGAGCTTCTGCAAATACCCGAGAAGATCATCGATGTGCCACCTTGTGCCGATCATCAACTCGGACCCATATTTCCAGATACGTGACCTGTAAGTACCCATGTAAGAACGGTTGACCTTCTCCCGCTCTGTCTTGGACCGGGCACTGGCATCGGCAAGCATGTCGTCACCGATCAGGATGTTGGCACCACGTCCAGCCACCTTGCCGTCCACACCCGCACAGATGTAGATACCCCCGGCAGTCGTCTCCCAACGCTTTGCCGATCTTGAGTCCTTCTTCAACTCCGTCTTGGGGAAGATCGCCTGATACTCGAACGTCTTGATAAGATCGCGAATCGGCCTGCCTGCCACATCCTCGATAAGGCTCTGGCTGTGGGAAATGTGCAGTATCTTCCAGAAGGGCTTCTTGCCGAACACCCACGCAATGAACAAACACGTCAGCACTGTCTTCATGGACCGGGGCGGAACCGAGACTTGCACCCGCCTGTTGGACCCCGAGGCAGTAGCCTCATAGAGGTCCTGATACTCCTTGCAGATCAGCTTGATATGCGGCCCAGTCTCAAAGGCTTGACCCATGAACTGTTCAGCCATAAGACAAACGAACACATAGAAGTCCGTCCTTGCCTTGACCTCATTGTGCTGGTGGATTACCTCAAGGGCCTTCTGCTTATCCTTTCTAGAAAGATTGTGGAGATTGGTCCTCAGATAATCGAGTGTCTGTTCTAGTTCACCGCCGCTCATATGGACTCCGGGCCAGGGTTGTGCTCAGGGTTGCGCCAAACCCAGGGTTTCACAGGGTGCCACTAATGAGGTTTAAGGGATGCCGAGGCAATCTTGAGGGCGTTGGACAGTTCCTCATGCACCATGTCCCCTTGCATCTCATCACGGGCAAGACTTGCCTCCGGCTTTTCATCCGCCAGTCCTGCCTTACGTGCAATGCGGTTCATGTCCCCTAGCTGGGCCGTCTCCATCTTGGTCAGGTCCTTTGACAAGGTTCCGCCCTTGACGTTGAACATACCGATGCCGGTTCCAAGAAGCTGTGCAGCCTCATTGGCTTCCTTGTAGCGTCCGTCCGC